CCCTTCGCTATTATTGTTGGGATGAAATACGAGCGTCTTGTTTTCGTTAATCCTGTCTTGCGAAATAAGTACCTTTTCATTTCCATTAATAATAAAGTAGCCGCCGAAATCATAGATACATTCGCTATTATTCTCTTCGCAGATCCCTTGCATTTGACTGAGAACACAAAGCTTTGAGCGAACCATAATAGGGATTTTGCCGATGTAAATATTATTAACGGTTTTATCAAACTTCTCAATCATCCCATTTTTATTAGTGTATTCTGTAACAATATGGACATTCACATAGATACCGCTCGAATATGACATATTATTCATTCGGGCAATATAAGGCGTCATAATATTATGCGTTCCATCGCCCATTTGATAACTGGGCTTCGTGATACTCGGCTGAAGAATATTAATGGATATTTTATAGTTATTGTCGTTGATTGATAAATCGCTTTTGGGATTCGTTACCTTGACTTTGATGGGATTAAAGCCTGCAATAATTTGCCCAAGTGTATTATCTACAAACTTATTATAACTGTCTATTTGGTGTTTTACAAGAGGATTTGATGATTCTTGAGAACCTCCCTTTAAAAAATAGGTATCCATAATATCCCAGCAGTTATTTGATGAAAACATTATATGACAAATGCGAGTTAGTTGCGTAGTTAATTATAATTAATTAATTCTTAAATGTCAATTTTTATTTATATTTGTATTATTGTAAAAACTTAAAAATTGATTTTGTTATATGAAATATTATACTAATATATTATACTAATATATTATATATACATAAGATGTCAAATATTATAGCTATCTGTGGTGCTAAAAGGAGTGGTAAAGATGTGTTGGCGAAACATTTAGTGGCTACTCGGGGATTTAAGAAATTATCTTTTGCCGAGCCCTTGAAAAAAGTCGTCAAGGAGCTATTTAATTTCAATGATATTCAGGTAGGGATTGACGAAGAGAATGCTGTAGGCGACGAAAAAGAAATTATTGATGAGCGCTGGGGAATATCTCCGCGCAAAGCATTGCAATTTTTTGGAACCGAAATAATGCAACATGCTATTGATGAACTAATCCCAAACACTAACAGAGGCTTCTTGGCGGATATCTTGATATCTCGCATATCTTGCGATTCTTGCGATTCCTATGTCATTAGTGATTTGCGATTTTTACACGAATATAATAAATTGAAGAGTTCAGTAAAGGTAGGCAAGATACGCTCTTTAATTATAGTAAAAATAAGTAGGCCCGCTGTTAATATCTCTGAAGTAGCCGGAGGCGTCGGAGGAGCCGGAGGCGTGAGAGACGCGCATATATCTGAAAACGAATTTATAGATATTCCTTGTGATGTTGAAATAATAAATGACGGGTCTATAAGCGATTTAAAGGATTTATTTGATATATATTATGATAGCCGTGAGGGAATAGCACTTATAGAAGACGCGAATATGTAATCATACAGTTCTCAATAGATGTCCTAATGTCCGGAATATTAGGATACAATTCATATAATTTTTCCGTTGATAGTTCAATGTTTGAGCGTTTTGAAAGGAGTACCTTGTTCTGCTCTTCTATCGAGAAGTTCTTCCAAGTAAAATTATTATCAACATGCGTTTTATATAGCTCCAAAATCTCGTTGTGAGTTATAGCGCCTTTATTACACAAATTAAATGTTCCCGCAACATTTTTTTTAATCATATCGGCAATTACCGGGAACATATCTGGTAATACTGTCATTGAATTAGCAACCGAACAGACATACTCATATTTCGTAATTTTAGTAATAAAGTTCCTATCATGATCATAATTTACGATAGGCATTCTAATGCGTAGATTTAGAGTATTCTTAGAATACATATGCTGCAATCTATCGGTATATCCCTTTACTATAGAATACGAAGAGCCGAAAAAGTTAGGAACATCATCTTCGCGTTTTTTCGCTTCGCCCGCTTCGTCTGCGCCATATTCAAAAATACAGCCAGTTCCCATATATGTATAGTGAATGTTGTATCTTTCGCACAATATTGACAATATCATAGGCGCGTATAAATTGTCGCGGATGTTATCAACTAATTTTCCGGGCTGTTCGAGATAATCTATGGTATTGAAGGTTCCTCCATAAGTCCTCCCAATAAACGAAACAATGTTAGTAGGTTTATATTCGTTTATTTCTTTTTCGACATCTTTCTCATTGTCAGCTCGTGAATCACTTTCGATATATAGAATATTATTATTATCCAAATATTCACAGAATTGTCTCCCAATCCACCCTCTGCTGCCGAAAATCAATAGTTTCATAATTATTATATTTTATTGCTATAATCTTATATATAAAAAAATTGATTATTCATAATAATTTTAAGGCATTATAATTATTATGGAATGTACCAAGTGTCATAAGGTTAAACCGTTTGATGAGTTCTCCTATAAAAACGATAAAGAGAAGATATATTATATGTATTGTGATATGTGTAAAATCAAATATTATTGCGAAGAAGAAAAATATAAAGAGCGGGCGATTCAAGAATATAATACACGAAAGCTCCAGAATACTATAAAGTGCGAATGTGGTATTGAATATGTATGCTTTAGAGATTTTCATATGCTAAGGCATTTAAATAGCAAGAAACATAAAAAAATTATGTCTGCAAAAAAATAAATATCTATATATACATTAGAATAATAAGTAGTAATGTTAGGAGGTTCCGGAGGTTCTGGATGCTGTAATAGCGGTGGCGCCAAAAAGAGAGTTGCAAGAAAATCTGTAGGGAAACCCAAAGCTAAAGCCAAAAGAGGAGGCAACTCTGGCGACGCTGGAGATCCCGAAACAGGTACTGTAGCAGGTCCTGTAGTAGATACTAAGATTGAGAATTTATATCCCGAAAACTCTGGTGATGATCAATCAGGGGGTGCAAGAAAGAAGAAGGGTTCTAAGGTTGTCGCCAAAAAAGCCTTAAGTCCTTACAATAAGTTTGTCAAGAAGCATTTTGCTATATTAAAGAAACAGTTTCCAGATGAGAAGGCGCCTCAAATAATGCAGAAGGTAGCTATTGAATGGAATAAAACGAAAAAGTAAATAATCATTCGTAATAATAGAATAAAATGGATAAAAAATATGTTAAACCTTATAAAGCAGATTACACTATTTATACAATATCAAACTGTAAATATTGTAATCTATTATGTAGCGATATAAAAACAAAAAAACATGTAGTAAATTGTGATAAATATCTATTAACTCTTAGAGAACGCGATAATTTTTATAAATATATCCACAAATATACCATAAAACCCTATATATACTTTCCTATGATATTCAAGGACGGAGTATTTATTGGGGGATATAAGGAGTATATCGAGAAGAAACCTCAAAACAAATCGCCGAAATAGTCGTAGTCTGCGCTGTCCGCGTAGTCTGCGTAATCAACGCCAAAATTATCATCGGCCTCTTCGACACTGCGACAATATACCTCTTCTTCGCCAAATGTGATATTTTTGTTGAAGTTATTCTTTTTCATTTTTTTCCCGAAAACATTCTTATCATTCCCCTCATAGATACAATAAGCCGTCATAGTCATCCTTCTTGCTCGAGCTATCGCGGGCTATCGCGGGCTGTTGTAGGCTGTTGTAGGCTATCGTTTGCTAAGATTGGCTAAGAGTTTTTATCTATTGATTGACAGATGTATTTAGATTATATATTGAATAAATATCAATTTTTACAGATTACACTTTTATATTAGCACATTTGTATGCATTTTAAATGCTAATATATTAAAGTCTCCTTGTAATAAATTATATTTTTATAGAATTTTTTCATAATGAACTTTTGAAATCTAAGAAAAAGGGGTTATATGTGCGGTGTCAAAAAAGCAACCAGATTTTTCTAAAAAGTTGAAAAATAAAATTTGAGTACATCTCTTGATTTATTTTGTAATTTCCAAAAAACTTTTGAAATTTTTGAAAAAACAGAAAGATGTACTCAAATTTAAAAATGAAAAAATATTGATTTTCCAGTGTCTCAAAAACTGCTAAGAGAATCTAAAGATATTTATGTATTTATTGCGAAACAGTTTTAGAGTAAGCAAAGATTATAAGTTGTCTTCAAAAATTTTACACAACATCTATTTTTTATTTGCTACGACTGCTTTTTTTGCTTTGAGTACTTTCTTACTATTAGATTTTTTTTTCATAAGCTTTCTATATTCTGCTAATGTAATAATATTGCACTTGTATTTAACATGCTCTTTTCTTGAATTAGCTATTTTGTATATTCTCATTTTTTTACCTAAAATTTCTTTAAATTGAGTTTTTAAATTATATTTCCCTCCACCTTCAAAATCTTTCCCAATCGGTATAATCTTGTATTCAAATTTTAGAATATTTTCAATATTTTTAATAGTTTCAATATTTTTAATTCTCAAATTATTCAAATCATTCAAAATTCCACCCATAATATCACTATCACCATCATTTGTATAAGAGATTCCTGTGCCTAAAATATAATCTCCATTTTTTATATCATCTTCATTTATAATATAATATAAATTATCTTTAAAATATAAAGTAGCATTTATACAAGTTTCAGCACCCAGAAAGGATTTGGTATCATCCTGAGGGGCTTCGGTATCATCCTGAAGGGCTTCGGTATCATCCTGAGGGGCTTCTGTCTGTTGACGAGCGGCAGCATCCCATAAGGATGTCTGATCAGAATCAAAAAAATTCCCATAACTCAGTGTATTTAGTTCTCTTAATGCAGTAACCTCATATTTTGGACAATTTATTTTTATTTTAAAAAAAAAGTGTTTTTTGTTTTCTATTATTTTTAATATTTCATTATTATATACTTCCCGAGTATTTTCTAATAATTTAAAGAAACTATCACTTAATAAAATATTAAATAATTTATAAGTTGTTATAGGTAGCAAATTATTACTATTATCTTTAGTGTCTATAATATCATCTCCTTCAATATTTAAAATCCCATATTTAAAATTTGTAAAATCACATCTTCTATCGATGTATTCAGCATTTATAGCCCCCATTAACGATTCTTTCTTAATTGTTTTAAATCCATCAGAATATAGGCGAATTATAATATCATCATTAATTTTTGTTACATATAAATTATGTCTTTCTTCATAGACTATATTACGAATATAAACATTAAACCATATAACTAAAATAATGTCTTGTGTAATATTTTTTATTATATTTTTCATAAAACTATTAATAAACATAACTTGGGTTATACTAGGATTAATATATTCACCTTTTTCTGCATTAAATGATAATGGTAATGTTTTAAAATATACTGGTTTATTTAATACTTTATTTAATTTTTTCTTTAATTTCTTTATTAATTCTTCATTTGATAAAGGTCTTTCTGTACTAACAACTACTTTAGGAGTAAATAAATTTTTTATGCCTGAAAAAAAACTCATATATATATGTGTGTCTCTATATGTATGTATATATATATATATATATATATATATATATGTTGAAAAAATATTATATGACAGAATATCATTTTTATTAAGGTAATATGTTTAGCTTAAATAATAATGTTATACATCTACCATATGCTTTGTGTAATCTGCAACGCATTTTATGATATCGCTATAAGATTCTCTTTGATTGACAGTTCGCGGATATAAAAGAAGCCATTTATCAACCATCTGCAATCTTATCCAATAGACATCAATTTCATATTTTCCCGCAACAGTAGGATTCTCTATCAATAATCTTAGCCCTTCTTTGTAATTCGCTATTATCTTATCATAATAATGTTTTTTAACTATGTAGCCTGTTGCAGAATAAGAGGCTCCGACGCGATATATATAATTATTAATAGGAATAACGCCATTAACCTTGTCAAGGATGTTAGTAGCTATAAGTAATACATCATAGTCCAGCGAATTAGATTCAATGAAGTTCCTAAAATCTATAAGCATCTTATTATATTTCTCGGGCTGTAAGAATTGAATATCATCTTCTAAAATTACAACATAATCTAAATCTTTTTCCTTCGCCATCTCTACGATAGCCAAATGGCTCAAGCTACAACCCAGTGCGCCTCTCTCGTGTTTAATAGCATTAAAGCGCTCATATTTCCACTTCATTTTTTTAAGCTCCGTCTCAACCAATACCTTCCTATCCACCCTTTCTTCGAGATTAATATAATATACATTCTCTAATAAATATTTATTTTGAAAGGTCTCGCACATTATCCAGTGTCCAGGAAATAAATCACCCACATTATTATTTATTAAAGTAGAATTAAACCAAATATCCGGATAGCACACGAGTTTTTTATTATTATTATCATCTGCTAAATAAGCCGACCACCAGCTAAAAGTACTATTAGCGATTATATGATGCTTACATAAACTCATAGCTATCATTTGCTCCCAATCTTCCAGCTTATTTTTCGTTTGCGTAAATGTAATATTCTCAAAAATAGTTCTAAGCGGATTTATATAATTATTGAATACAAAATCCCTATCATCTTCTTCGCAAAAATACAATATTTTTACATTAGATTCACGCGCCTCTATATATTTAATCGCATTTATATAATATTCCATAGGCATTATAGGGTGGTTTTCCAAGTTTTTAAAATCACCTATACGAAAATGTAAAGAAACCATATCGCCCAGATTAACATCCGTTATCTTGCTTTTTACAGCATCTCTCTTGGCGCACCAATCTATCTCGGCGAGGAACTCCCCTTTATATTCTTCAAAATATTTATATGATTGAAAATATCCGCTCAATTTTATATCATCGCTTTCTGATATTTTCGGCAACTCATTATATTCAAAGGATTTTTCATTATATACGGGCAAATCTATATTGCGATTTATTAAATACTTTTGCAATCTGTCTAAAAAGTTATTCCAATAGACATTCCTATATGTACAGCTCGGGCTATGAGATTCTCTTTTAATTATTAGAGGATTTCTGTATTTTTTTGAATAAGCAAATGCTGTCATAATCTGAAATAATTGATTGCCCAAACCCCCCATTATATCAACGGATATCATAGATTGTAAAATATATAAATATAATATTAATAAATATTATATATATACTTATATACTAATGTTCGCAGATATAGTCAAGCTAATCAGTTTAAGCAAAAATGTTCCTTATATTATTTTTGGGGGCACCATAATCGTTGATGAACCAATATGTAAAAAAGAGGAGACCGACGAATCCTATACATTTACCACAGACTGCATAGATAACTGGGTAATAAAAGATGTAGCCGACCATAATAACAGCGATGAAACACACACGAGCAATAAAACAGATATAAATAAAAAATGATAATACAATATAACATAATTTTATCTTATCATATTGCTAATGAACCGAGCTATTGAATTGTCATCTATTAGTACTGGCGGGCCTTTTGGAGCCGTTATTGTTGATAGCGCGGGTATTATAATTGGTGAGGGACATAATGAAGTAACCGTAAATAATGACCCTACGGCGCACGCAGAAGTAGTAGCAATTAGAAGAGCGTGTGCTAATAGTAATAATTTTAGTTTAGCTGGCTGTACTATTTACACAAGTTGCGAACCTTGCCCTATGTGTCTCGCAGCTTGTTATTGGGCAAGACTTGATAAGATATATTACGCCAATACGCGCCAGGATGCCGCAGATATTAGCTTTGATGATAGACATATATATGACGAAATCAAGAAAGACAACGATACACGAGCAATGCCTATAATTCAGATCGAAGATGCAGATAATAAGGCGATAGCAAAAAAAATATTTATAGATTGGTATAACAATAGCAAGAATATTAGGTATTAGGATATATCAAGTTTTATTTTTATAATATATTTATAGATTATATGAGTACTGAGTTTGAAAGAAAATATATTGAATCACAAAGAATAAGAGAGAAGTTTCCAGAGAGGGTTCCTGTAATAGTCGGAAGAGCCGCTGGATGTTCCCTGAATGATATTGATAAAAAAAAATATTTAGTACCTTGTGATATTACTATAGGCCAATTTATATCTATAATAAGGCAGCGCATTAAACTTTCTCCAGATAAAGCAATATTCATTTTTATAAATAATATATTGCCCCCTACATCTGCTAATATGCTTACGATATATAATGAAATGAAACACGGCGATGGTTTCCTATATATTTATTACAATGGCGAATCAGCATTCGGTTGTTAAAAAATGATATCTTTATAAACATAAAGAAGATACAAAGATTATAATAATCGCCCTGATATGAATCCTTACCTGAATCCTAACCCGAATATTGCAAAACTAATGGAGGATATTCGCAGTTATAAAAAGAGCAAGGATGATTTGTATAAATATTGCGAGACTAATGGATATACGCACGAAAAGATGAAATCGGCAATTATCTATTATATGAATGATTATAGCCCGTGTTTATATGGGATATCTAAAAATAATTATAAGAAAATTAGGAGGATCGCAGCCTATAAAATCAAAGAGAAAAAATACATATATCTTTATTCTCTAATTCTCAATTATGATAGCAATCCTAAAACCGAAATTAACAGATATCTTGGCTGTCTTACGACTGACGAGCGTAATGTATTTTTACGCGACATTATGAAATAAATCCGCGATACATATGGGATACATCCGCGATACATCTGCGCTATCTGGTTAATGGTTTGTATACATAGTAATCTCTCATTATCTCTGCGTATACCGAATATATAGAGCAAAAATATCTTAGAAAGCTCGTAATAGTATTATCAATAATTATTCTTTTTTCAATATCTGGAATTACATTTAATGTGAGTACCACAGCTGGAACAGCGATAGCCCACATTTTCATATTATTCCAATTGTATTTAATGCGCGTCGTGTAAGAAAAGATGTATAAATAACATATTACGAAGTCGGCAAACTGCGAATAAAAGCCCCTTAATATGATATGATAAAGATACTTAGGATACAAGAGCGTAGCTGAATATACGCGGTGATAATGTATGGTTTCGCATTTACCCTTGCGTATCAGGGTCATCATAAAAGGCGCCGATTGAATAGCATATAATGGTGCAAAGTTTAGAGAGCTCGCGAGTTCGCCCGAAAATACAGCAAATATAGTAGCCCCGAACTGTTTTTTAGCATACTCGCATTTTATCCGCGTCTTTTCATATTCTGTTAAATATACCGGGTAAGGCATAGCATTCGTTGTTCTCAGCTCCTTATCTCCATATTTTTCTGTTATTACAGCGGCAACTTTAATAACTCCTATAATCATCAAATATTTTATAACAGATTCCAACATTATCGCAATACCTTTTTCGCCCTTTGTCCAACCTGATATTCCATAAAATGCCTGTGATTGCGTGGGCCATAATTCAAGTAAGGTTATTAGCGTAAATAATACATGGCGGCAAGAAAATAATATAGAATGAAGCTGAAACTCCTTCCATATCATAGGGCCTGAAAAGTTCCTTTTTTCGGGCAATGGTATTGTCAGAGAAGCTATTGGTAATAAGGCGTGAACAAGAACACAAGAACAGGAAAAAACTTTGGACTCAAAAGAAGGAAATGAAGTCCCGTAGGCAATCGCATAATAAAATCGCAATATAAAATTACAAAAAGCCAATAAGCCCAATGTCTTATGTATATGATATTTGTCATGATTCGTAAAAAGATGAGCCATCTTATGTATATGTAAATAATTTATATATATATATTTTTTATATATTTTATATAATTTATATAATTTATATAATTTATATATTTTATATAATTTATTTTATGATATTCTATGATATGCGAGGGGAGCCTATAGGAGCGCATATACCTTGTAGTTAATATATGAATAGTCTTTCATAGGACGGCAGCAGTGAAAATCGGAATATAAGCCGTTCCTTATATTATTTATAATATGCGAATCATTCCCTGCAATATTATTTATTTCATAATAAGAATCGCGACATAATCTTTTATATCCCGTTTTACTTTCGTCAAGACATACGAGATCGCCTGTTTTCGCATTCCATTCCATTATTTTTTCATACAATACTAATTGATCAGTCGACCACCCGAGATTTCCGTGTCCTTCCTTAATTGTCGTGCTATTGCTTACGCTCAATATATAATTCCTAATATCTTCTATATTATTGATTTTAAAAACATCTCGCCATACCTCATTTGTCGCGATATTATAACACATAGCCAGCTGTTTATATTCAAAGCATACATTGCCCCTGTAATAAATAAACTTACTATTGTCAAATGGCTCGACATTTTTAGTATAATAAGTCCTATTCATAGGCAGCATATCCATATCCGTAATTAATATACCATTCTTATAATTCAATATAGAAGGATACAATAACCTAATAAACTGCGCTGTAAAACTCGTAAGAACATTCTCAATCGGCTTAAACAATATAATATTGCTTTTATATTCCATAAATTGCTCAGGTATTTCATCGGCTACCAAAATAATCTTAACATCCACATTAGGATACAACTTATTCCAAGTTTTAACAAAAATAGGTATGAAATCAATATATAATGGGTTCAAATTAACAGAAGTAAGCACGCAATCCAATATCATTTTAATATATATATCCGCATATATTTATATATAATACAAGGCCAGGCCAAAAGCCAGCCAAATCCATCAAAAAAACAAAAAATACATAACACATATCCCTTATATACCCAGATACCCTGCCGAAAACATCAGATATCTAATAGAGCCAGCGAAGATTGAGATTGGTCATCTCGGGAGAATATTGAAACGGGACGCTATCCTGAATCTTGATAGGAACACAAACATTTCCGCTACTTACATAGAGATTGCAGAGAGCCCCCCAATCTTCGCAAGTAATATCGCAGGTATCCATAATATACTGCTTGATACTTCCAAACCCCTCTTCCCTAACCTGGTTATTCAGTCGGTAATCTTCGGCAATACGCAATAGGATACTGCGAGATAGCATAGGACAGCTCTTGTATCCCGGATTCTTAATCCAACAGGTATTCCTGAAATTGGTAGTAAGGCAGCAATTACACATCGTAAATCGGATCGTAAATCGGATCGTAAATCGGATGATATATATTATTAGATAGCCTATCAATTTTATATATCTTAAGATATAATTGGAACAAATTAATATATTCTAAAGTATTATATTTTATTATACAGTTTTCATAAAGTCTATAAATCTATTTATTACTAATATATTTTACATATTATGATATAGGATATTTATTAAAAATTACAATTTTTAACTTCTTCCGCATAATGTTTAAATTTATCTATGAATTGTTCTTTTGTTATAAAGGTCGTTGTTTTATCAGGATTTAAAAATTTGAACCAATCTTTTATTGTTTTAATATCATTAAAGTGTATTTTAGGTTTTATGTATATATATTCATCATTACTTCCCGGTCTTGGTATATTATAAGGAGGTATATAGTTGTGTAATAACATTCCATCATTGAATAACTTATATATATTAACTAACATAGTATTTGATGTTAAATCTGCTGAACCTGTAGCAAAATATCCAGTTGCCCCAATGTCAGCAGGTATATAACATATTTTATATACTTCTTTTTCTTCGCCACCTATCACACGAGATATATATATATAAATAAATTTTAATATACTTATTCTACCATAAGATGGATGAGTTCCATAATCATCCATATCTACTGTCACAATTTTATGTTTTAATTCTAACTTTGTATCGTTCCCGTGTTTTATAAATACAGGTACTTCTATTTTTGGGTCTATTATTTTCATAACTTTCATAAGTTCATCTATATTTTCTTGCGTATATTTAGTTTTTGTCACAGGATTTATAAAAGGCTCTTTATTATTTACACATTTTATTAGATAAT